TAAACTCATCATCGCGCCTATCGCGCCCGCAATCATAGTGGCTGCAACGCCCCCAGCTAGACTCGTCATAATGGGTGTGTTGATTAGTGGTATCTTACCCCAGAAGTTAACTAAGAAGGACCCTATCATACCCAGGATATTGCTCTCCTCTGTCCTCATTGATCTAGGCGCGCCCATCTCCAGCCAGTCTCCATCTGCAGCATATATATCTACCCGTCTACCTCCTGTACGCCGTTCCGACGAGTACTTAATGAAGTTCTCGTACTGTACGAAGTTGAGGGGGTTAGCCACTCTGGATGCCAGACTAGGGAATGCAGTTTCTGCTAACAGTCGCATGTCTCCCTTACTCAGCGATGCAATTAGCGTGTCTAGATATGACTTGGGTTTTTTACTATCCCGGGGATTCATACCATCAGGATTACCTAGATTAGTCATCTCAGATACTAATGACTCAGGCCGCTGATATGCGAAGTTGCGTATTACCTGCAGGCGACTACTCAACGCTATGTTCATCAACGGATCCGCTCTATAGAGGGCCAGGCTGGCTCTATTGAATGGGCTAGTTACGCGCCGGCGGTTCTTATCAGTCAATGGGTCTAATCGTGCTGTTAGACTGACTACGCTGATGGCCATAAACTTGCGCTGATCCTCTGATAAGTTATTCATCGAGGCATCAGTTATATTAGCCTTACGGTAGTCGCGCGCGTATAGCTGGCCCATGGCCCCTGCCTTGACCATCTTGAACATATAGGCTGGCGCTGTAGAATATACTGCCGTACTGATGTCCTGGTTAGTAGACTGTAGCTGCATGTAGAAGGTCTGACGCGAGCCTAGCTCTCCCTCTCGTACACTAGTACCAAATACTAGGACACTCATAAATGGGTTACTGGCATTTAATACAAAGCTGTTGCGTAGGTTATCTATTGCAGTACTCATACGCCCTACGCTGCTCTCTATGGGGTTGATTAAGCGCACGCCGCGCTTACGCTTATAGGCGCCATCTGCCATTACAACCAGAGGCTCCAGGGGATCCTGTGCCACAGCTATATCCCGTCGTGTGACTAGACGGAATGCATTAGACACGAACTCCAGTGGCGTGTCATCCATAGCGTTATAGAAGCCCGCTGTTGCTTCCTCCTGATTACCTGAACTAGATAATATAGCACCCACACCTAATAGAAGAGCAGTAGCGGCTATGTTCACGGCGCCTAGTGCCGCTGCAGAACGCAATAGTCTACTACCGCCGGGCCCCAGTATTCTGGCGTTTCTATACTTGAGGTAGTCTCGGCTATCTACTAGGGTGCGTAGGTTCTCACTGTAATCTGTTAGTCTATAGTTACCTGCCTCGTCTATAATGTCCCGTACCTGGAAGTTAGACGGGCGCCGGCCGTGTTCATTCATAGCATTATGGTATGCTGTGCCGTGAACTGTCTTCAGGTGTTCATCTAGTAAATCGAAGCTATGGTAGCCCCGTCGATTATTACGGTAGTCTGATAGGTAGGTCTCTACAGTATTAAAGTCAGACCGTATGTCTCTCTCAAGAGAAGCTAGACGTAGCTTACGCCACATACCTAGTGGGTTCAGTGGGTGCATCTTACCTACCTTGGCCCTCATTCTACGATACCGCTCTATAGTAGCGCCTGGGTCTAGCCCGAGGTCTCCTAGTTCCACTACTGCCATAGCGTTTACGCCGGCATAGAGCCCTACTGTAGCTAGTCGAGTCATGACATTGTCGTCCATGCCCTCACTTACGTTCCACCCAGTCTTAGTTTGGAATAGGGCCGCTATAGTGCCAAGAAGTAGTGGCATACGATAGGCCCGCCATCTGCGTAGACCCGTATGCATACCGCGGCTTATCCTAATATCCTCCATACCTGTTATTCTCGCTACACGAGATTGTAGAGCCGCTACCTTCTTACGCCATGGATCGTGCTTCATAGCGAAGGAATATGCGAAGGCCAGAGAGGTACCTACAAGTAGGGAACTTGTTAGTGGACTCGTGCCCGTTAGTCCAAATAGTGCGCCTAGCACAGGGGGTACAATAAAGTTACTCAGAGCTATGACCTTAGCTAGTCTTCTATCTAGCTTGTCGAATCCCTGTAGTGCCCCGTAGCTGAACCCCGCCATTGTGTCTACTACCTTACCTGAGTAATGCCAGAAGGAACCAACCGCAGTTCGTGCACCTGCTATGGGTACATTCATAGCCCGGCCGCCCCAGTCATCTACTAGTGCTGCTAAGTTAGTCATCTTATTGCTGAGATCCTTCGCACCCGCACCTATCGTAGGATCGCGTAGTATCTTAGAGCGCGCGTACTCTGGTAACAGAGCAGACAGACTAACTAGCCCAGCCGTTAACGATACTGCTAATGATACATTACCAGCGCTCTGTATGTAATTGATAACGTTATCCTTCTCCTGGTTATATATGAAGGCCTCAGCGAAGGGCTTATTAGCGTCAAAGGCCAGCGGGGCTGACACGCTCATAGAGATACCCAGTACAGGTGCTGATTGTACCCCCATACTATAACTGTATACGCCCTTATCCATCTCAGAACCACGGCGCCGTGACTCCGCTATGAAGAACTGTATGTAGGACGTGGGGGCCTGACTCGCGTAGACCTCTATAGTTTTGGCCCGTTGACTTATAGCTGCTACTGGTGTGTGTGCACTAATACGTCCTGCTACGAATGCAGACCATGCCTCTAAAGTCCTCTCAGTTCTATTGCCAACTAGCCCGCCTGTATTGACCCTATTGAGTACTGATTGTTTCCATGCCTGGAGACTACCTACTGTTGCGTAGTTCTCGTCTAGTACCTGCCCCTCTTGCCCTGTTATACGGTTGAAGATATTCATTATAAAGTTACCTACACCAGTGATGACGCGGGGGGCCCATAGTAGCGCTGCTGTAGTTAGACCCCACGTCATAAATCTATTACCCTTCTTGACTAGAGTGCCTCGCTTCAGTACTCCTTCTGCCTCTGCGGATATTAGACGACTGTTACCACTGGCATACAACTCATCGCTGAGACTATACCGGTTAATAGCCATACTGCCGAATACCTCACTACCTACATAACCCCCGGCTACTGCTAATGCTGTATAAGCGGCCCCCATGACGGGCCCTTCGAGTATTAGATTGCGGTTATTGTAGCGTACCTCCTCTACGTCGACATCACCGAACTGTAGGTTAATAGAACGCAGGAAACTAGGCCCACTGGCATCTAGTATATTAGCTAGGCCAGTCTGTACATTCATAAGAGCCAATACAGAGGCACCTATAATACCCTTATTGCGGAAGAACGATGAGGTTAGGAAGCGACTATTACGCCCTGATATTAATCTGAATAGATCCTCTTGAGCTGCCGTGGCCCCCGCTGCCCGTTGTACTGCCTGCTGATAGTAGGGACTACTCTGTATGGCCTGATTGTAGACTATCAGCTGATCTACAAACTTAGCAACTAACTGGCGCTGCTCCAGAGTTTGTACATTACCTATCTGACGGCTACCTTGTCCGTTAATGCCTACCTCCCATGTCAGTAGGTTCTCTACTAACATCTGTCTCTCTAACTTCATGAGTTCCTTATACTCTGCAGCTAGATTAGTAGTTGCTATGGGCCCTATACCCATAAATAAGTTATTGCCCTGGAGGCGCGCCTTAGTAGAACGCATCACTCCTCCTAGCATAGCGCCCCCTCGCATGAGGAGGCCCTTCATACCGCTAGTGTTATTCTCGCTACTACTGACTATGTAGTTGAGGCTCTGGCTTCCAGTACCTAAGATTCTATGGAAGGATTCTGCCATCTCACTAAAGCTGAATACCTCTGCCATACTCACGAAGGAGCGGCTGTCTTCCTTACCCTCTCCCCATCCCCAGCGCCAGGGTGCAGCAGGTAGACTAGCCCCTACCTCGTCAATTAGTATTGCTAATTCTCGTTGTCTCTCAAAGCCTATGTTAGTAGCCCTGAGAGACACTAGGAATGGCTCCATCTCACGCGAGACTGGGTTATACCTCTCTTCAAAGGTGGTCTCTAGACCAATAGGGCGCCGTAGTGAATCATGGAAGGCATCCGCAGAGCGCCTTAGCTTAATGTCCTCTGCACTCCCTCTCTCATAGGGATTCATGACATCTAGTATGAAGGGCTTAGTTATATACTCGAAGAAGGTGGCCCCCCTCTCTCTATAAAATAGGTTATTGAGAGCGGGCAGTGTATTTATACGATTAGTGTAATAGTTGTCGAGGGTGCCTCCGCTAAGCCCCTGAACTTCTTGCATGTATTTAGCTAACTCGAAATTATCGACGGGGGCAATGTCTAGTATAGGTAAGTGCTGAGGATATCTTTTTCCTGCTGTCTTCTGTACAGCGCTGTCGATAGTACCCTGGACCATCGACTTATTTAGTTCTGCAGTTATGTAACCTAGGGGTATACCTATACTGAAGTATAGCCCCATACTGGCCGCTGTAGTCATTACAAAGCTACTAGCAAATGTAAGCGCATTCTCGTATACACCAGCCACTGGTACCATACTATCGCGCGTCTCATCATAGTCGAAGAACGTGCCGTAGTATGTCAGTGTTCTATCTAGTACTGCACCGAAGGCCCCCGCTATACTAGGTAGGGCCCCCACCTCATCTTTATATAGCCTGCCAAAACCGGCCATGATAGTGTATTCATTAATGAGAGAGCCTAGGCCTGGCGATAATAGAGCTCTATCGTAATCGCGGACCTGGTCTGGCACAACACTGGGGGCCCCATTTAGCGCAGCGCGCGCTAGGTAGTTCTGTGTGGCTATGCCCGGCCTATTGGTATAAGACTCTAATGATTCTCTCCAGTCTAGGTGTCCGCTTACTCGAGCGCGCGCTGCGTTATTGATAGCCACCTCATAGAAATGAGAGGCTCCCAGGAAGCTGGGTAGCTGAGATATAGTAGTACCAGTAGTAGCACGTATAAATGACTTATTGGTATAACCCATCTGCGTCATCTCTATATCGGAGACGTTGAACTTATTATCAGACAATAACATGCCCTTATAATACGCGAAGGCAGCGGGGTCATCCTCGCTAGTCAATCGTATCATGATCTCCCTATTGTGTTGAGCACTGAAACGTCGAGTGCCCATATAAAGCGCATCGGTGCCCTTCTCGTCTATATTCTCAAATAGGTGTTTATTATAATGAGTACCTACGTTAGAGCCCGCTATAACGCCGGCCTGATGTAGACGATGGTGTACATTGGAATCTACCTGGCCACTAGTAGCCATTAGTATTGGTATGTCAGAGGCCCGCTCTACTATAGTGTTCTCAAAGTTCTCTAGTCTGGCGTAGTGATTCCTATCTAAATTATTATCTCGGCTGATGATATTTCCATCATCATCTCTTGCTTGAGCTAGGCTCCAGCTTGCTGGGCTCAGTACTATGCCATTAGCCTTCTGCGCGTCGCGGGTCATGGCTAATATAGCCTCTGACTCACCTAAGATGAATCTATTGCGAGAAGTATCTAGCTCCCTGCCCTCTGCTAGGGAACGCATATAAGTGCGGAGTTCAGTAACAAACTTAGGGTTACTGGTTTCGTAGAATACATCCTTTTTATTAGACTTAAGGCCTATATCAAGAAGACTACTATTAGTATTCCTGAGCATTACGCCAGCGCCCATGAGTAGAGGGGCGGCTATAGCTCCTACTATACCTAGTCGCGGGGCCCTGCCTGATATTATAGCGCCGGCTCCTGCGATACCTGATACTACCGCTCCTACCTCGAGGGCATTAGTTCCGTACTCGGTTATATAAGGGGCCGTGTGTACTCTACCTACATCAGTACCGTCCTCTCTGGTTATCAACTCGAGCTTAGAGTGCATCAGCGTAGTCCCCTGGCCCTTATTAGCGGTATAGGGTATGACATTTAGATTATTAGATGCTGCCTTTAATGCCTGTGACTCTCTCTTAGATATAGTCATGTCGACTACGACAGTACCACCTACCTCATCGTATAGATCTATCTCATTAGTAAATATACCCTCTGCCATTTTTATATATGGCTTCATACTCTGATAGAATTTATCCTGTCTTTCTTGGCCTATTGCTCTGAAGCTCTCTTTATTAAAAGTATCGTGTAATAACTCTAGGGTAAAATCCGAGTGGAACCTATTGTGTGAGAACAAGGCCGCCTCTAGACTATTCGGGCGCGCATCTCTTAGAAAACGCTGAGTCTCACTAAGAGATGACACGCCGAATCGGCTAGAGGAGCCCTCTAGTGAACCAACACCAGCCGATGGGTATTTACTAGCCGCCTCTATTTGTTTTAGTAGATCCGATTCCACTGTTCACTGACCTTATCTGTATAGGAGACCTCTATCGGCACTACCGGTGTATCGTATTCTACTACTACGGGATCATTATTAGGTAATTCTATCTCCGCCTTGAAGCGCTCTGCTCGGCTAGTGCTCTGGTCCTTGACGGTGTAATCTACAATAGCACCCAGTGCATCTTTAACAACGATGCCTGCTAGTATATCGGGGTAATCGAATAAACTAATTATATTGTTTACTGGTGTTATCTCTATACGCTCGCGACTGGTAGACATACCTATCCACCAGTATCGTGTGTCTACTAATGACTCCTGATAATCCTGGACTACGCGCCCTGGTACCTTAGATTGTTGCCTCCATCTCCAGATCTCTATCTTATAGGCATTCTCTAGCCTGAATGCCTCACTGGCTCGCGGTGTGCTGTACTGGGGATAGGCCAGTGGTATATACTCTGGCTCGCAGGGGGCCAGCAATAAACGTAGGGGTATAGTCGACTGGAGATGTATTCTTTGACTGGTGCCAGGCGTGACCCCACGAAGAGAACGCGGCGGTGTGATATACAGGTAGTATCGCCACGAGCTGAATAATTCCTGGAACTCAAATATAACTGGAGATAATTTCATTATGGTTATGGCGCGCCTGGGGACAGTTTTTAATACATCATGGATGAGATGAGCTTATCTATTGTGGACATGATTAGATTGAGGGCCGCCGCTTACGCGCTGCTAATAGTAACCCCTTACCGCGAGCTGTAGTTAGTTCTCTATTCTTCTTGAGTGTCTTGCTACTGATACTCTTGATGCCACTAGAACTCATACTGAATCCCATGAGAGTACTGCCCTCCTTAACGCAGTTAAATACAGCGTTGACTACAGCATCTATTATGTCCTTACCGCTGGCCCGCTCGTTGTGAGTTATCTTACCACTAGCCAGTTGTAATATACCGCCCATCTCGGCCATCAGACTATGCGTCCAGGTACTATCGCGAGGTAGTATCAGTCGCCCCTCATTGAGTAGTTGTCGCGTTAGGTTATAGTAACTCAGCTGCGCTGTATTAGTGGTACTCATCTCAGTAGAGCGTATGCCGTGGGCGTGTAGTCGTTGTATAGTGGACTGAGATTGATACGAGTCAAATGAGCAGAGACTAATATGGCGGGCCTGACATATCTGCACTAACTTCTCCTCTATATCTAGGTAGGAGACTATACGCTGTATGCCCCTCCCTCTACCATCTCTATCACTATAGGGCTTCCACACTAGTAGACCATCTACTATGACGCCCCATCTACCATCCTCTAGCTTAGTGCTCCTTACGAAGGCAATAGCGGCACTATCCTTCTTGAGTCCGTAGTCTACGTGTAGATAGGAGCGGCCCTCACTGAGTCTCTCTAGCCTAGTTATCTGCAGTGATACGTAATAGCGTGTATCATCCCCATTGGCTATATCCAGTGGTATAGAACGTGCATCCAGACAAGAGAGACCCTTAACTGCCTCCTCTATATACTCCTTCTGGAAGAAGGAGCCGTGCTTACTAGAGCGTATGCCCTCATACTCCAGAGCTGCTGTCACGGGATCGCGTATGTAGTCCTCACTATTCTTGAGGCTATACTCACTGACCTCTGGTCGTAGATTGATATCCCAGGTGCGTAGGCGGAATGCCACCATGCGCGCATCGCGTGTCGCTACCTTATAGAGATTCTGTATGTAGTCCCCCTCACCCCAAGCAGAACTGATGGCTATCTTCTTACCTTTATCCCCGAAGGTACTCAGCCCCTTAGCTACGTTACTCCATATATCATCTGCCTTCGATTCCCCTAGCTCGTTATACTCGAAGCGGGCCGCCTCATCTAGAACCAACATCTTAAGGGAGTAACCTACTAGGGACTGCGAGTTAGTGTGTTTAGCGTAGATGGCTATATTTTTAGCCGGGCAACGTATCTCCTGCGTGAGTATCTCTATCTGACCACTGTTCACTAGCCCCTTGAAGTACCCGCTCTGGCTAGCGTAGCCCCTGATTGCGCCGAATAGCGTCTCATTGACCTGGGCCCCGCTTCGCGCTATAACAAATATAGCTATAGGGGATCCACTCAGGAGACCATAGTGCTTAGCTGGGTTATCTAGGTTAATAAGGCAATAGAACTCGTAGAGCACGCATATACTTGCTAGCACGCTCTTACCTCCTCGTCGCCCACACTCTAGTACCATGTTGACGTAGGAGCGGTCTGGTACCCAGGTGGTTACGTCTTGCTCAGCCCATCGTTGTAGTATAGCTAGCTCATCCTCTAGTAGAGGCTCATTATAGAGAGCGCGCAGTATAGCTCTCTGAGGCGGGAATAATGTATCACCGGGGGCCAGTAGATACTGCTCTGCAAATTCAACTATACCTATAACGTGCCCAGTCTTAACCTGAGCTAGGCCTTCATACGCTAACTCATCGAATAGTTCTATTGGATCCAGCTTACGTTTACGCGCCAAGTGTCACCTCCATACACATATTCTTAGTCTCTGTGTATTCTATTATGTCTATGTCAGGTTGTATAGCCTTGACTAAATTAGGATCCTCATTTATAGCGACATAGAATACGTCACCTTGGGGTATCATGTGTATTGCTGCAGGGCCCGATATTGTGTTTACTGGTAGTGATGGATTCAGATATATAGACGATATGGTACTCATAATATGAGTGCCCGCGTCTATCTCTAGCTCTATGTACTCATCTGGTATTGGTACATCTAAGCGGGGGGGCGATTCTATATAGCGTAGTGTCCAGGGCACAGTTGAATTGAAGCGGATAGTTACTACCGTTGTATTCTGCGGGACCTCTAATTGTACCTCTTGATCTAGACTATTGTCTCGAGAGAATGCAGTGTAGATTATAATAGTACTAGAGCTGCCTGACCGCAGTACGTATGCGCTTATACTGCCCTCCGCCTTAGTAGAGAGGATGGCTCTCTGCAGTGGTTCTAGACCCCAGCTATCTAATTCTGAGCGCATGATAAAATTACCCCTACTATCTATCATGTCGTAGGGGCCGGGCACTCTAACAGAATGTATATCCCTATTGAGAACTACGACAGGGTAATCAGTACTACTGAGTAATTGTATTATCCACCAATCTAATAGTGGCAGAGCGCCTAATAGCGCAGGGGCCCGTGTTCTAATTAATGACTCGAGGTTAATCACAATGAATAATGAGTTTAGACAGCGACGCTTTAGTAGTATGCCCCTCACTATGTGGTTAATAGCAGGCACCACGCATGTACTTGACTCTAGATTTGGAAGTTTATAGCACGGCTCGTGTAGTAATTGGCACTATGCTTAGTATTGAGGTGGTGGAATTTTATTATATGCGAATGAATAAAACTAACAGTCGAGGAGGCCACAGAACTATACCCTGCTGGCCTCTCTACTAAGTCGCAGCTATAGGAGTCATGTCTGCTCGTTGAGCAGTAAATTGATAGTGCAATTGTATACTGCAGGTGGTGCTACCGAGAGTGGTGCGCTAACTACGGTTTCTATGTGCACTACAGTACCCACGTTACTACCGCGGTTATTACCATTAGCTGGACTGGCACCAGTTAGGTTAGCCCCCCGTACTACCAGTGCATGAGTGAAGGGCCCTATCGGCCCCCCTGATGGCGTGAATGTAGCAGTAGCAACCAAACTAGCAGTGGGTGCTGTACGTGTTGGGATAGTGATGATTGGGGTAGTGACGATGAATCTACTATAACCACTAATCTCCCAGAGGGCTGCTTCAGCCATGGTGATATTCAGGCGGGCATCTATCTCAGTGGGGGTTAATACAGTACCTATACCTAGCTCGGGCCGATTGATTAGAATGACTACTAGATTAGTATTAATCTGAGATAGTAGGAAGGAGTATAGTGCTCTTGTGTACATGTTAAGGTAATGTTATGTTTAGACGGCTCTCTACAGCGCCGTCGATGATTCTATACACTATATCATCATCGAGGGGATCATATAACTCTATATCATAGAACCATGTCTGACGCGGTGCTGTAGTAGGTATCTGCTTAGTACGTGTGGCACCTAGATAGGGTTTAATACGTGTGTAGATCACTCCATCTCTATCTACTGTAGTTAGAGGCTCAAACTCAAAGTTAGCAAATAACTCACCATCCTCTCCATCTCGTATCTGGCCCCGGCACTGCAGTGCTGTTAGGTCTCCCTGACGTAGTATAGTCAGTAGATCCCAGAGGGCCCCTCGTATAATAGCTCTATCCTTAACTAGATCTAGCTTAGTTACCATAATCTCAATGTTGCTGTTACTGTCTGCTGTATAACTACGCCCTGTACAATACTATGACTGAGGCGCACCTTATCAATTAACCACTGCTGTTTGTATAAAATACTATCTAATAATGGAGGGCTATCTAGTAGGAATAATTCCTGAGTCTGGGCTCTATATTGATATAGCGTAGTCTCCTCACCATAATTAATAGTAGACCAGCCCGTATACGTTCCTATCCAGGGTTCCTCTAACCTAGTGGGTAACTCACCTACTAGATTAGGTAGTGTACGCGTCATCTGCTCTACGCTTGGTGGACCAAGGGGATCTAGTAGATTAGTAGGTCTTAACTTACTCCACTGGAGAGTATTAGGCGGCGCTATATTACCTGATACGTGTTGATATTCATAGTAAGGCCATATCACTCGTCCAGTCCATAACCAGCCGGGTAATAGGGGGTGTATACCCTGACTACTTAACAACACCAGCCTACCACTGAATATAGGTACTAGATCATCCGCTGAGGGATAACGTAGTGTATAACCATTATCTACCATTGGTATATATGGCAGGAGATGCTCTACTAAATCTACTGGTAAGTAGATATATCGCCTATTGGCCCAGCTCTGGCCATCTATTCTTACAAATACGGCTATCTCCTGCCAGCCGCGACGGCCCCATAAATCGCCGCCCAGCCACTGGATTCCTACCCATGTATAACTCTCTGCCTCTATGACTAGTGCATCTAGGCCCTTATATTCAAATAGACCTGCCTGCGGCTGATAAGGCCGCGCGGGGTTGAGCCGCCGTTGTTCTGCTACTAGTTCTTGCCATGGTTTAATAGTACTCAATTCGGCCAATCTCCTCTTTAGCTACTAGGTAATTATCATTCTCGTATGTAGCAAGAATGAATATATTACTCCATTCTCTTATAGATAAGAAGAATATGGGCTTATAGTCACCTTCTCTATATATTACGCCTATAGATGATTGTATAGGCACAGTGCGAGCCTGCGGGATAGACCTGCCTAACGGTATAAGCGTATTAACTGATAGACCAGAGAACATAGTAGCCGTCAGTAACCTTACATCTCTTACACTGACCCACCAGCTCTCTGGCCCATTTGCCAATACTATGCAGCCATCCTGTAAATACATGGCCCGGCTGTTTATACGAGTACCATCTATTAGATACGTCTCGTATAACTCTGCGCCTATAGTCTCATTTATTGTGTAATTTCGTATAAATCTAGTAGCAGCGCGGAGTAGACCTAGGTTAGGAATTATGGGCCCCCGCGGCGGCCGGGTATTAAACCACGTCTTATCGCCTTGTCTTACGCTCTCTACTGTCTCTATTGGCATCGTTACAGTTATATCCCCTAGTCTACCTACTATCTGACGGCCCCGACTAGTATAGACTATATCTGCCTCTATCGTTGTAGCGTCTCCTATTCTATCTATGTAGAAACGACCTGAGCCCAGAGATTCTAACCATACCTCCAGGTCTATTATACTATCACTCCATCGAGATGGAACCCCAGTAGTAATCTGGAGTACTTCGTTGACTGGCGTTCTTACGTCTCCTGCTGCTGTTTCTAATATGAGGTCATTATCAATTAATCTGACTGCCTCTACTATGAGGCTATCTATGTATGTGACTAGCGCAGTGCGACGTATAAGCTGTACCTCTGGCGCTATACCCTGCTCTAGGTACTCTACCACAGCCGCCTCTGCGTCAGCGGCCCAACTAAACGGACGTGTTAGCGTCTGCGCCACTGGGGCATTATAGGTCGGCGTGCCATCTGGCCTAGTGTAGATAGTATTATTGTCTTGTATTATAGTCAGTACATCTCGTAGATTAGAACGGGCGGGCCCCACTGTCACTATCTTATCAGTGATAGATAGAGTACCCGTCACCTCAGACTCTATCTTACCTACTAGATATCTCATAGTTACAGACTGACCTATGTATATCAGTAATCTCATTAGACTCTCCCTTATTTCAGAACTTTTATATAATTACGTATAGAAGTAGTAAATGGATCTCTGTTAAAATCTACCGCAAAGGCTACGTCAACAAGAGCAAGTATCTGATTATTAGATAGCGTATCAGGATTTATGTCGGGATTAGTATTTAATATTGCTTGTGCCTGATTCTTTGCTATTTGTTCTACTTGTATAGACGAAGTAGAATGGTTAATAATAGCTCGGCCAGTTGTAGCATCTGGGGCCTGTCCTACTACTTGATTAGTAGGCGTACCCAGCTCATCAGGTAATTGCTCTACTATATCCTGTATATCACCTGTATTAGCTACTCTAGGTACTACTAGAGACCCGGGATTAATCTTTTGCTTGACTAGATTTAATATACTTTCTATCTGACTATCTTCAACTATTGCCTGTTTATTCTCTAGATTGACCCTTACTGTCTCTCTAAGTACTGAATCCGTTATTGGGGGGCCTCCTATCTCTGCAGTAAGCTGGTTAGCAACTGCTTCTTCTGATATGGCGCCCCCTCCCATAATAGAAATAACCTTATTAGCTGGAGAGGCCGGCGCAGATACAGATGCTGGTAGCGTACCTGTATTAGTTTGTAATGTATTGTGGGGTGATCCTACTGGTACAGCTGGCGCGGTTAATGTATTCGTAGGTATAGGTACTATAGAATCAATAGTATCGAATGTATAGTCTATAATAATAATAGGTTCATCATCAATAGAGTCTACAGTAGGGGTTGAGATAATTGGGGTACCGTCAGGATTAAGTGGAAGAGGTACTTCCCCTTCTGGAGGTTTTACTAAAGTAACTCTTATATTACTAATTAATCGTTTATCTAGTATCTCGTTAAGTATTCTGAGAGCTCTCTTTTTATCAGAGATATCTTCAAGAGCCTTGAGCTTCTGGGTCTCAGTGGCGCCTGGGCGTAGAGTGTTAGCAATTTTTATAATGTTATTATATACACCCTCATCAGTTATAGCTCTGGGATACTTCTCATTATATTCACTGAGTACCTGATACCTTAAACTAGTCGCAACGCTGTCAGATACGCCGGGCCTAACATTCTTAATATAATTAACTAATTCGGCCGGGTTCATGTCCTGTGGTCTATAACCTTCTCTGTACAGAATAGTGGTTAACGAAGCAGGATCATCTTCTACTGGAAAATCAACATTATTACGTATAATTTGTCTAGCACGTAGTACTTCTTCAACATCAGCACTTGGATAGTTATCAGCTATCCATCTAGACGCATTATCTATAGATACATTCTCATTACGCATTTGGATGGCTATGTCGCCACTTTCTTGACTTACCTTATTTATATTAGGAATATCCCTTCTTGTTAGGGCGTTTGCATTATTAACAACATTATTAGGAGAAGCGCTAGCTACATTACTGGCCCCAGGAGTTATAAACCTAGTGAACCTAGCCGCGACGTTACTACTACTGAGATAATTCGAGGGAGGTTGTAGTATGCCGGGAGTGGCGCGCTGTGTGAAGTTCACTGCGCTACTCTTAGCCTTATTAGCAGTAGAGAGAATGGCACTACGAACGCCTTGAGTAGACTGAGCCAGACTACCAGTTATCTTAGCACCTGGCCCAGTATTTAATATACCAGTCTTTGATATAACCTTACCCGCGAGTCTTGCTGGTACAGATGCAACCTTAGTACCAACACCAACTACCTTGCCAAGCGCTGCAGTTTCTATTTTAGTAGGAGCCAGTATAGTTACTGCGTCCCTGGCTGCCTCAATAGGTGTGTATTGCCTGCTATCTCCATTAGCAACTGTATTAATTACATCGCCCGCAGCAGCCCCTGCGGTGGATGCTGTTACTACTCCCCCTACAATACTAATAGTCGTAGGTACAGAGCCTGTGGCTACAGTAACGGCCTGCACCGTAGCCTCAATACTTGCTTCAGTATGTATATTTTTCATCCTTAAGTTTATTTATTGCATCTTCACCAGTTACTTCAAATACTTGTCCTATAGAGACGACGTAATATCTGCACGCCCCACCCCTATCACATACCTCATGCACGCTAAGGCGCTGGCCGGTGATGGGGTCAGGATCCCTGCTCTCCCATTGAGAGAGCGTTTTGCCATCGATTCCCCGCTTAGCCATCTCAATATCCTCAATTATAGCCAGGGCGCTATCCACCGCATTGGCCTGCTCTTCTACTGTAGTCCGGCTTATAGCCTCTTTGAGACTGGCAGGTATATGTTCTATCTTAGTTATCTCACACTTATCCTCCGTTAGAGAGCGTGTCTCGAATTGTAGCGTATAGTATGTTCTATCGCTACGCGCATGTGCTACCTCGAGTAGTGATAGGTGTCCGCGGAAGCGGGGATTACCTGTTTTAGCTGAGCGTATCACTCCCTCCTCTACATCGAAGGCCTGGTAGCGTGCCATGTTAATCTCTACGTCTAGATCAGCCCCACTCAGGTATGCGTGCTCGTAGAAGCTTTGCATAGCGCCATAAGTATCTAGCTTAGCCATAAGAGTCCCGACCTTATCCTTACCAGTAGCATGAGATAGATAGGTAGCCGGGCTCGGTTTATCGCCATCTACTCCAGTGAACATCCCTACTACAGTTATCATTACACTATCTATCCCCATGTGCTGGTAGATAGGTGTGCTGCCTGGTACCCGCAACTTAGCAATATTAGCCTTAACTCGTATGTGTAATCCCGGCAGTGCGTTGGGTACATCCTTACTCGCTGTCATAGGTATGACTGAGTCCATAGCCGGCAATAGACTGAAGAAATAACTCTTATTAGTGTCTACTTGTGTAACTCTCATACCCCAGTCTGCCGCAGGTGGATACGTTATAGTCGGCTCCTGCTTAGTTGTTAATTTGCTGGAATCTCCCTTAGAAGGATCTACTTCATTACCTGTAGGTATACCTATACTACCCGGAGTGGCAAGTTCTGCTACATACTCACTGGCCTTATCTCTTCCTGCCTCGGTGAAGTCTTCAGTAAGAGGCAATGTAGAAACTTCTCTGAGGTACTTTATAGCTTCTGTTCTGGCTTCATTATTTAATTGGTCACTATCTAGTAGTTCTACAATAAGATCTATATCGCTATCGTAGGTAGGAGGACTAAGATAGAAGTTAACGGGATACTCCTTACCTGTTACTATATCATTCAACCCCAGCTTAGTGCCAACTGTTGTGTTAGGTGCGGCGGCCGGTACTCGTGGGGTAGTATTGGTATTACTCACGCAGGCTCTCCACTATTACTAGGAATTGGGCTATGGTGTGGTCAGATAGATAAGAGGGTATATGAATATACTGCCCGCGGTAATACAGCTCTCTATACGTATTAGTCGTACCTGCCGTTAGGAGGCCTAGTGGTAGCGTTGTTAGGTAATCGAGCTCCTCATCTGTGAAGTCAGCTATAGGGAGGCCCTGTAATAATAGGGCCAGTCTATTATCGTAGCCCCGCGCTGCCAGCTGCGGTACGGTACGACGATATAGTGCCCCTGCGATGAGGGGCACAGCGTGATTAATTGGTATACGCGCTACTATACTTTCTAATATGTCAGACACTGTAGGCTCGAGACATAGGGTAATATAGTTATGGTGCCGCTTACGATTATTTGTAATCTAATGCGTATGCGATTTCTAACCAATGGTACATCATTATCACCCTGACGCACTAATACAGTGGGAGTGAGCCCAGACAATGTAGTCTCATTCTCAATGAGGGGTATATTACCATCTACCAGCGTAGAGGTAGGAGTAGGCATTTCAGTCCAGGTCTGGCCCCCATTGGAGCTGGCACTGGCTACTACACTACTACCCTGCGGTAGGAAGGCGCGGTATATAACCTTGACATTAGTGTAGTCACGCGTAGGATAATCTATGCTGATCCAGGTAGCTCTAGAACGGGCCCGCCCTATAATCAGCATACTCCTGTTGAGGTAAACTATGGGTGTCGTGCCTGTAGTGAAGAGCACTAGTCTCATCTCTAGATTATCCGGCAGCTCCGTAGTTCGCTCTGGTAAGGACACTAGCTCCTGCCCTTCCTTATAGAAGGTAGAGAATGAGCCCCCCTGACCTAGGTTATAACTCCAGAGGCTATTGAGCTGTGTTAGGTCTACCTGAGTATCCGCCTCAGGCGCCGGGCTATAGGTGAAGTCTATATAACCTGTCGAACCTAGACTCCCTCCTATTAGTTGGTATGTTAGATCACTATTGGTCTGTGACTGCCAGTTACTACCACTGCGTGTCAGGAGGTAGCCGGGTATGTCTGGCCCCTCTTGGTATCGTGATATAGCAGGCTGTGCGTTTGTATTGATGTGCATAGAGCCCGGGCTAGTGGCACTAATGACCACACAGTAACTACCTGCCACTAGATTGATGGGCGGGTCGAAGGTCAACTCTACTGGTGTATCAGGGCTACCGCTCGTTACCTGCAGGCGGACCCGTCCTAGCTCCCTCTCCTCTGGTATATTATTGGGTGCTGCTACTAGACTCACCCAAGCGCTTATGGCCCCCGCAGGATATACGCGTATACCCGTTATAGTATTGGCTGTTGATAGAGTAAACAGTTGTGCCATGCCCTCCCTGACCTGTACTACAGCTGGTGCGGGGGCTCCAGTGGAACCAAACTCCAGACACTGTCCTATTGTCCATCCATTTCCTGTTGCTGTTATAGATGGTACTGCGCTACTAGAGGGGACTGCTATATTTGCTACTAGTATGCCACTGACATCAGCCCTATAGCGCCCGTCTTCTATAGAGCCACGGGTTACTGTAGCCTGGGGAGTCCGTCCATCTATTTGTAATACTATACCACTCTCTAGAGATAACAGACCCTCTATAGTGATTGTGACTTGCACTGCCTCGGTGGCTATAGTGAGATGGCCTAGCTGGTACTCGATGCGCCTTGCATCGGGTGCTACTACTGGTGGGTTGAGCGTCATACGTACGTCTCGTGTCTGGGCTGCTAATCCCAGACTGCCTGTAGCACGTCGTTGATCAATTATGAGATCAGGGGCAGGCCGTAGATATGCCGTCTGTAGACTCCCTCCAGACTCCGTTATGGTTACATTACTACTACCGCCTATAGTTAGGTTATCGGGCCTGATTGTGTTGTACGAGCTAGGTAATGTCATGTAACCTGTCATAGCACAGTCAAAACCAGGAGCTGTGATGTCAGTTCCCAGTGTATTCTGGAAGGATTCTACAAAGCCGCTCTCTAGAATACGCGGGGCTCCCGAGTAGAAGTTAAGTCGTTCTAGAGCTATATCTATAGCCTCCTCTCGTAGTGTGTTCAACTTAACCTGTAGATCTCGCAGTAGGCCGGGCTCTACCCATCTATTATCGCTGGCTATTAGTTCACTATTGCTTATACGTGCTAGCGTGAGGGGCCCCGTACCTATTCTCACCTCACCTTTCTTATCTATGACGATCTCACCACTAACCACCATGGGCAGATAGACAGGCTCGTATAGATCCACTATCTTACCATCTAT